CTCGAAGTGTGGGTCGTTATTTCAAGCCGAGATCTTCTGACAATAATGCAAACAAACTATTTAATATTGTATCCAATCAACGTAGAGAGTTAATTGAGGAAGAGATACTTGAAGATAACAACACCACCATTGCAATCCCCGTCGAAGCGATAAAATTTGGCGAGGTTGAAAGAATACCAATAGAAAATGGATTCATGCCCGAAAACAAAATAATAGTAAGGAACAATGATGGAAAAGGACCGATGCCGTCCAACGCAGTAGTATTACACCAGCAGGTGTGTAATGAACCACAAAATAAACGAAATCCCCGCAAAAGAATACGATTCGAAGGTCACCAAATTGGACCACGGATAGCAGAATTCGCGTTAGAGTGTAGGAATAATTACCGACTCAAAAACGATGACTTGTCACAGACCCAAGCACACCATTATATATTAACAAAAATGCGTGAACGTGGCATGAGAGAAAGCGCTATCAGTGAACAATTACCAATCGCAATTGCATTCGCACTAGTCCCCACCGAATCCGATATACTAGCCAAACGCCTGTTCGAGTGTACAGAAGTTCAACATTTGTTAAATTTGATGAACGAACGTACCTGGCGCTTCTATCGGAAACCAGGAGACTGGATACCATGGTACCACCTAGTGGGCATGGCATCCAGCTCCCGGTGAGGGGCCCCTGTAAACCTCCCACGATCTATCAACAACAACACGAGGTGTAAGTTGATAGTCCCCGGGTTAGTCGTGAAGAGGTATTATAGGGGGCTACCAAAAGGCCAACAGCCTTGTACATTATTTTCTGGATTATCGCCAGATTGTAAATATAAAATTTTCGAGCACAATGTTGACACAATGATACGTACAATAACCGAAAGGGCAGAGTACGTCCCGGATAAGATAAACGGGGGTTTCACCAAAACTCCCACCGTCGATCCAGTTAAGTTCAATAAAGCCATGAAACCATTTAAGAGAGCGATCGCTCGGCACATAAGATTTTCCACCCGGATGGATGCGTTGAAATACGTGTCATACTATAAGGGTCCGAAATATCAAATGTACGAGCGTGCACGTGTATCTCTCTTAGAGGAGGGGCTTGTGGAAAAAGATTACAGGGTATCTTTTTTCTTAAAAACAGAACTATATGCTAAAGACACAGCTAATAGGTTGATATCACCAATGTCAGCCCGTTACAACCTTGAGCTCGGAAGATATATTAAAGTAATAGAAAAGCAGTTATATAAAGACATCGACAAAGTATTTGGCGGAAAAACAGTTTTCAAGAGTATGAACCCACTTGAAACTGGAATCGCCATAAAAGAAATGTTTGATGAATTTAATGACCCCGTAGCACGGTCAGGTGACGCTGTAAGATTTGACGTACATGTACACAAATATGCTCTGAAACATGAGTTTAGTGTATACAAACGTTATTTCCCAAACGACACATATCTGGATTTCTTATTGAAAAAACAAATAAAATATAAAGGCCACGCGTACTTCCATGATGGCAAAATAACATATGACAAAGAAGGGAATAGAATCAGTGGTGCAGTAAACACCGCATCTGGTAATGTTCTCCTAATGTGTAGTATGATATACAACCTATGGACGCACATCTGTACAAAATATAACCGACCGGATTTTAAACTAAGACTAGGAGATGCAGGAGATGATTTCTTCATTGTATGTGAAAGAAAGGATGGATGGATGATTGATGAAACAATTGAAACATACCTCTACGAACTTGGATTCACAGTAACGATGGAAACACCAATCGACATAATCGAACAGTTGGAATTTTGCCAGACACATCCTGTTTGGACACCGGAAGGCTATTTAATGGTCAGAATACCGCAGAAAGCAATCGCAAAAGATTCAATATCAGTAAAACCGCTCATCAACGAGAAAAACGCACGTAGTTGGGCACAATGTGTTGGACAAGGAGGATTGTCTTTAACAGGTGGAATCCCTGTGTGGCAAGAATTTTATAAAACAATGGAGAGATACGGCAAAGGAGCCAAATGCTGGAAAGATGGAAAGAATATGCAAACCGGATTGTTTTGGATGGCACGTAATATGAACCGAAAGGAACGTGATGTACATCCTGAAACAAGAATTTCATTCCATAAAGCATTTAATATACCAGTCCATTGGCAATTATCAATAGAGGAATTTTACAAAAGCTTTAATATAGGTGTGGATACCAACCTGAATAGGTACACACCAATCTTTGGATGACACAACCATCCAAAGACGTCCGAAGACATAAAACTACACTGGTGTTCCGAGAAGACCAAAGGAGAGCACAGCGCCATAGGTATAGGCTCTCCTAAATTGGGTTGTTGAGACTTACATGACCAAAACAGTTACTTCTGTGCTAACCAAAATGCCAAGAGACTGCACGGCTCAGCCTTCCATGTTATACATGCATCACTAAGTGATCGTATAGAGAGGCGCTCAACGATGTACAGTCCCAGTTAGTCATTCTGGCATCCAATACAAATGACTAACAAAAACAAAAATTCGCAAATAAGACAATTATCAAAAATGGCCAAACAGCTAAATTTACAAATTGCACCAAAACAAAAGAAAGGCAAACCTTTTCGTAAGGTCGGAGGCAAAGTCGGGTCAATCTTTGGGCCAATGGGCAACCACCTGGGAAAGATGGCTGGTTCAGCACTTGGGGCGTTATTCGGTTCGGGTGATTATAGTGATCATTATATTAATACTGTACACACTAACTCAATCATCAACCCTACAACCAATGTTCCACAAGTCTTCTCAGGAGTCTCAGGAAAAGGAGGAATTGTTGTTAGACGTAGAGAATATCTTACCGATATTATATCGTCAGCGACAGCAAACACATTCTCGTCCCAAACGTTCCCACTCAACCCGGGAATGGCCAAGACCTTCCCATGGCTTAACAACATCGCCGAAAACTTCGAACAGTATCGCATAAGAGGAATGTTCTTTGAATTCGTATCAATGTCAGGAGACGCCACAGCCTCGGTTGCAACAAGCTTGGGGTATGTCGCAATGGCAACCCAATACGATGCACTGGACCCACCCCTATCAAGCAAAATGCAATTGGAAAACTATGACATGGCACAATCATGTAAACCATCTCGCAGTCAGATCCACGGAATTGAATGCAAGGCTTCATCTAGCACACTCGTTAATCTCTATTTGAGAAACGGGGACCAAATTGCTGGATCAGACCTTCGTATGTACGATTTCGGGGTGTTCAACATTGCAACTTCGGCACCTGGTACAAGTGTCAACCTAGGAGAACTTTGGGTGTCCTACGATATTGAATTGTTCAAACCACGCCTACCAATAACAATTGGCGGATATATTGAAACATTGAGAATATCCACATCAGGTATAACCAATGGTTTAAATCCAATGACTGGTGTAGGAACCTTATACACTTACGGTAACCTTTCCAACTTTTTGTTCGTGCCTGGAACCAGAACGATTTCATGGCAGACAATGCCAGGAGCCTTATGGATGGTAACACTGAATTGGAAGGGA